AAAAAATAGTGGGTGGATAGGGTATCAATGGAATGGTGATGCGTCGGATACTAATTTAGTAACAATAGGTCACTACGGTGCTAACCATTTATTTACTGTCGCAGGGTCAGGCAATGTCGGCATCGGTACTACTGCGCCAGCTCAATTGCTCCACGTCTATAAAGCCACAGGTGCGGTAGGTATCAAGGTGGAGTCTGTTCAAGACGGTGGTGGTTATGGCGCGAACTTGTATCTGCAAACTTACGCCACCAATGCAAACGCCAAAATACACTTTGGTGATCGGATTGGTTTATATGGCTTTATAGATTACGAAAATCAAGATGACTCCATGTCGTTTGGGACGGCTAATTCTGAACGGATGCGTATCAAGTCTAATGGCTATGTCGGCATCGGGACTACGAGTCCCTACGCCCCACTGACAACATCAATTGTAGCAACTAATACTATTGCTACGGATGATGCTTCATCTACTGCGGGAATTGTAGTATCTGGAACAGGTAATCTTGTCAGATTGCAATTAGGGGTTGGAGGTTCCGCAATGGGGCCTTATGGAGGATGGATACAAGCATCATACGATAACACTGGGGGTGCTGATGGTGTAGAACCTTTGTTGTTAAATCCAATTGGCGGCAAAGTCGGCATCGGGACTACTGCGCCAAATCGAAAATTAGATGTTAGGGGAGATGTTTTTGTAGGGTCGGGAACAGATACTTTTGTTCCTGATGTTGGTAGTGCATTAATTGCAAGAAATGCTGGTGATACTTATATATCGGTACATTCAAGTGGTTATGGACTAATGAGTTTTGGTTGGGATATTTCTGAAGATAGAGGCGCAATTGCTGTTGACAGTTCACAAGATATAGCATTTATTACAGATGCTGGAACTTCTTCTAATCAAGATAATCTATCTGGTAAAGTTCCCAAGATGATTTTGAAGGGTGCTGGCAACCTCGGCATCGGGACTGATGCGCCAGCAAATAGGCTATCCGTAGCACACGCGGGAGGTGTTGGTGCTGGAAAAGTCAATATCTTGCGTGTTGGTTTCAATAGTTGGAATGATTCAAACGAGGCGCGGATAGTTTTCGGATTACCCGGGACAGCAGCGTGGCAGGTTGGTGGTATTTCGACTTTCGTTAACGCGACTTATCGAAACTTAAATTTTTATGTTGCAGATTCGGCCCAAACTACACTCGGTGATCCTAAGCTTACGATTAATCAGAGTGGCAATGTCGGCATTGGGACTGCTGCGCCAGAAACTATACTTGATTTTGGAACTATAGCGAACGGTGACGGGATTAGAATGGGCCAAGTAGATACTGGTCTTGGAGCTACAGCAAAATATATAGGACTTAATGATTTAGGCGGCGCTGGGACTTGGGCTGGCGGTTGTTGGATGGCGATTACAGGAGACAATACAGGCCACTACGGTTTCAAATGGCAGACCCAAAATTATAATGTCGGAAACCATGTCATGGTTCTGACCTATGACGGCAAAGTCGGTATCGGGACTACTGCGCCGGGGCAAAAGCTCCATGTCGAGACTGCCGCCGGAACGGGGGTTCAGGCTCGTTTGACTGCCGCCTCTGGCTGGGGGGCTAATCTTGAATTTTATGATGGTGATACAGCAGGCCGTTATTGGCGGATAGGTACTTCAAATACTGTCGCAGGGGATTTCACCTTTTTATCAGGCACAGGAGTAGGTGTCGCACCAGCAACTCCTCGTCTGGTTATTCTGGCTGACGGCACACAGAACCACCAAGGCAACTATACAGTAAACAGTCAAACTGTCCAAGGATTGCAAGATGGTACTTGCTACAATTTTGACGGGACTAATGATTACATATTGGTGACAGATGACGGTAGGGAGGGTTTCTCTAGCCAGCACTACACCGTGGCTGGTTGGCTTAATTTTCCTGACGCAACCCCCACCGAAAGTGCTGTTTTCAGTTACGATTTTACCTCTCATACCACACCCTATTACGCCATTCAAATCCGAGTTCTATCAAACGGCAGAATGTGGTTCGGGTGGAACGATGGGTCTAGTTACAAAAACATAGAAACGGCAACGTCCTGTTTTACCGACAACACTTGGGGTCATTTTGCCTGTACCTACACAAGTGGCGCACACAAAATTTATATTGATGGCGTGGAGGTAACTTGTACGGGTGACACCACGCAAACAGGGACAATCACTTTCTACCAGCAAGAAGTTTGGATTGGAAGGGCTAACTACGGTGGTTATTTCGCTGGCAAAATGCGGAGCATACAATATTTCCCATCCGTTCTCACCGCTGGAGACGTTCGCAAATTGTATTCGGGGGAGAATCCGAAGAAAAATCTGCAAGTTAATCTGCTGGCGAATGGAGATTTCACCAGTAACACAACTGGATGGGCGTCTTCTGTCGGGGCTGGCTCGCCTACTACTTTATCAATTCAGTCTGGTATAAGCGGGGCAACAGGCAATGTTTTGAAAATAGTTGCTGCTTCAAGTACCGCTAGTGGCGCAAATACATCTTTCGCAACAGTTGCGGGAAAACATTACAAGATTAAACTTAATTATGCGGTGGGAGATATTTCTGAAATTTATCTTACTGTTGGGACAGCAGCGTATCCCGCACTTAATTACGGTAGCATTCAAGCGTTTCTCTCCATTGGCACAGATACAGATTTTTCGGAAGATGTTTTGTATGTATTTAAAGCCACCGCCACCACAACACTTTATTTGAGTTTAATAGCAACTATGACTGCGAACGCCGCATTCTACGTTGATAATGTTTCCGTTGAAGAGGTCGGAACCCTAGTGGACTTCAACCCCCGCTCTGCTTCATCAAATGTTTGGTATAATTCCGCTATTGTTGCTCTTTATGATGGTGCGGTAACTGGAGCAACCTTGTCAGCTGGGTCAACGGATCATTATGTAGGTGGGGATTTAGAGGTTACAGGAACAGGTTCATTCAGCGGTGCGCTGACGGGTACCACGGCTACGTTTAGTGGGAACTGCACATTAGGTGATTCAACCTCGGCTGACTCACACACCATAAACGGCGCGCTAAGAATTAAGCCCACCTCAATAGGATATGTTGATATTGTAGGTAATGGTAGTTATGCGTGTCGGATAAGAAACCCGAATGGAAATCTCCACCTTGCGGGCGGATCTGTTTTATTTGAATATGGAGCCAATAATGATTTAAGGATGAAATTGTTTGATTCTGGTGGTTTTGCGATTGGCACAACTTTTACAGATACAGACCCCGGAGCCAACAATGTCACAATGCAGGGCAAAGTTGGCATCGGGACTACTGCGCCAGATGAGTTGTTGCATATAAGAAAAGATCAAGCGGCGGAAACATCTTTAAAGTTACAAAATAATACTGATAGTGCTGGCGCAGCAATCCATTTAGAGATGCCCGTTGGTGGGCCTAATTCTGGTGATGTTCGTATTTCAATGAACGTAGGCAACGGTGGCTACGATTGGTCGCTCGGGGTTGATAATAGCGACGGCGATAAATTTAAAATTGCTGGTGGAACAGATAATCATGCTCCAGATTTAAGTGAAAACACTCGTTTAACGATTGACGCAAGCGGCGATGTCGGCATCGGGACGGATGCACCGAATATATCAAGTTATAACAGCGATCATACAGTTCTTACGATTGTTGGTGAAGGAACCTCGGATGGATATGGAACGATTGAGTTAAAACGTGGCGGTACAACTGGTGGCGCGGCTGATCTTGGGGAGATTTCATTTCTTAATGGTACTGACGTAGTAGCTGCAATTCGCGGACGAGCCGAGGATGCAGATTCTGGTCAGTTGAATTTCTTGACCCAGAATGATGGAGCCTCTGAAACAGTTAAAATGGTTATTCAGGGTGACGGCAATGTCGGCATCGGGACTGCTTCGCCAAGCTATAAACTTGCGGTTGTTAAGGGGGACGCTGGAAATATCACCACAGTAGCAACGCTCTGGAATAATGGTAATAGCGCAGGAACAGGCGCAAGACTGCTTTTGCAAACCAGCGGGGGAGACAATCAATATGGAGCGGCAATAGCATCTGTAAATGAGAATAGTTCACCGGGCTACCAAGACGCAGCGTTGGTATTCCAGACGATGAATGGCACTTATCAGTTTACCAATTTAGCCGAAAGAATGCGTATTGCTTCTGACGGCAATGTCGGCATCGGGACTACTACGCCATCACAAGCACTTCACGTAAAGGGGAATGTAAACGTAACAGACGCAGGTAATGCTAGTTACGGAACTATACTTTTCGGGGACAATGCCTCTCGTTTTATTAGGGGGAACTCGGCTGAAGTGCAGATAGGGCCAACCATTAATCAGCTACATTTCCTAAAGACAGACGGAGCGGGTCAAATCGCGACCAGTGCGGCAAATGGAACAACCGCAATTCAAATTCTTGCCCGAATCGCTCACACCAGCGGTAACATATTGGAAGTGTTGAATGCTTCAACTTCGTTAATGACACTTGGTTATAATGGTAACTTAACCGTTAATGGTAATGTCGGCATCGGAGTCGCCGCCGATCATCTCTCGGGGTTACATATAGACGCTTCCCTATCGGGAGGCAACACCTCAGACCATTATCAACTGTTAATAGACGGTGATTTTAACGTCCATACTTCTGGTCATGGAATGCACACAACGGCTGGCATTCAGGTTAATGACGCAACGGAATCTGGGCCGGGATTTATTTACAATAAGCGTGGGATCACAATAGCCGAACAAACTTCTGGGGAGGACAACGTAAACCTCTTGATTGGCACTGTCGGGGATCACAATGTTCCATCAAGTGACTATTCAATTTATAGTGCCAGCACTAGGGCGTCTTATTTTGCGGGGGCGATTACAGCTACGAATCTGACGGCTTCAAGTGCATCTTATTTTGCGGGTGCGGACTTCAGCGGTGCGCTGACGGGTACGAGTGCTACATTTAGCGCCAATGTAATTATAGATGTTGCCAGCGGCCCAGCGGGAGCTCTTTCAGCGAATCTTCAACTGGGTCGAGGTACTTCCAATAGATTTTATATTTCAACAATTAGAGCAGCCGCCTCAAACGACGCAGACGGTTTGGCTTTTCTTTTCGGTAGCGCAGAACGGATGAGAATCAACTCAGGCGGTAATGTCGGCATCGGTACTACTGCGCCAGCGGAAGCTCTCCATGTAGTTGGTAAAATAAAATCAACTAGCAACTGGATTTCTGGATCATACGAATTTGCAAATGGAGTTTTATATGGCGGCACTCTCCAGTTGCGTGGTGCTGCAAGTAGTTATGCGACGTTTGCTACTACCCAAGGCGATTTATACCTTACTGCAAACCTCCAAGACAGTAATAACTATAATGTGAAAATTACGCCTTCTGGATCGGGTGTTAGTTACTTCTCTACAGGCAATGTCGGCATCGGGGAAGTTGCTCCAGCCCACAAACTATCTATAGGTGACGTCGCAGCGATTCACTTGGGGTATAATGGCACATTAGCAAACCATGAAGCAGGCCGTCTCACATCAAATACTTATGATGTTGATAATGCAGCTTATTCTCTTGCTGAAATGACTTTCCTAACAAGTTCGTCTAATGGATATACTGGATCAATTCAATTTAGAACTAATAGTGTTAATTCTACCAATAGTCGTGCAGCAGTTAGGATGACTATACTGGCCGACGGCAATGTCGGCATCGGGACTACGAATCCTGCTACATTACTTCATGTAGAATCATCTCTACCAAAAATTAGATTGAAGGATACAGATAGCGGTACTGCGTATGA